TTTGTATTTTTGTTGATTAAGTTGGTATCCGCGAGAAACAACAACTAACGGCTGGAGTGCTATTAGAAAGCCCTACAACCTACTTACAACGGCCCAGTAGGAATTTTCATAGCCCTCTACAATCAAAGAACTAACGACTTTTTAGGAAATTTGACTAGCTGTTGGTTCGTTTCTCAAACTCACCAACAATGCCGTCTCGTAGAACTCGTCAAAATCGTGCCCGTGCCCGCCGTGCGCAACAAGCACAAGAACTACCCATTGTTGAGGCTCGCCCTGTGAGCAACACCCAAGAACCAATTCCTGTGGTTATGGGTGAAGTGCTTCAGGCAGAACCGGTTGTCGCCGAACCGGAACCTGAACCTGAACGCACACCAGCCCCTCCTGAAATTATTCATGAACTCCTTCGTCGCCTAAACGATGCGGGTGCCAACCCTGAAAATGTAAGTCAGCATGTTCAGGAAATTCTCTCTCAAATGAGTAATGAAAGAGGTGAAAATATCAGCTTTGAGTTTTCACAGCCAAACCCAGAGTCTGGTGAAGATATACCCCTATACAGGGTTGATGCTGGTGTTAAGATTTATGAGGTTGGCCCCAACATCGCCGAACAAGTTTTGACCAAACTTGGTGAGCCTTCTCCTGAACCATTTAGAATGGCTATCCCTGAGGGTGAAATGCCCTGGGGTGTCATTATGGAAAATTGGTGGAAATGTGCCAGTGCTATTACTGGAACAAATCCACTAAATAAAAAATTTAAACTCGCAATGGTGTATGAGAAGTTTCCTGTGAAACTCCAATGTTGCGATGTTAAAGACCACTGGACCTTGCCTGGTGGTGGCCTTATCTGTGGTGGTTTGTGTTTCACTGATAATCGCATTGCTGGTAGGCCTTCTATGGTTTGCTCTGCGAATGGTGCCTGGTGTGAAACTGATATCAGTTGGTGGGACGCCCGCAGATATACCACTCTGGAACAATATATCGCTTCGGTTCAGGGGTGTTTTATCCAATTGACCCATTGTGGGCACCTTATCACCTCAATCACTAACTCAATGTCCGCATTGTTTAATAGTATTGTGAGTGGTCATTTCAGCGAACCAGCACTTACTGGCGTCGCATTGAGTGAATATTGTGGGGCGATTGAGGACGGCTGCCTCACTGACCACTTCGGCGCAGAATGGTTGAGGTTTTGGGGTGTTTATTGGTGTGTAGAAACCAATAAACTAAGTGAAAGAGAAAATGAATGGTGTGGAGGAAGGTTGTTGCCTATCCCTGATAAGGAGGCATATGATTTATATGAAAAGAATAAGGGTCGTTTCAGGAATGCCCGCGATATGATTGATTATTATCTGCCCGCAGAAGGTGGTGGAAAAAAGAAGGCAGCACTCGGCATTAAAATGGCGACATTTATGAAGGTTAGAGGAATTTTAGAAAAGGCCGAAGGCAAACCAATTATGAAGCATGCTTTTGATAGGGGTGTGTTAAGCAACTTTAAGGAATTTAAGAGAATCCCAAAACATTTGCTATATGATAATGGTGTGCCAAAGGAAGTTGGTCATTTTGACAGGTCAAGCCGTGCGTGGAAAATTGTGAATTGTATCCCACCAGAAGAGGTTATTATTAATTAAACACACCAACCATTTAACAAATTAACCATTTAAATTTATTAATTAATATACAATTATGTATATTTTTTTATGATTTTTTTATCAAAATGAAAGAGACCTGGAATGAAATATTCTCTTGTTGATTGAGGCATTAACTTTGATTTTTTTAATAAAAGTCCAAAAAATTATTTCATTCTCTTCTAAATAATTATAAGTGCCCATATTTGAGCCATGAAGGTTGTTATTTTGTAAGGCGTCTGCGCCAAGACCATATTGCCTTATGGCAAGATCTTTTAATTTATGGTTCATACAAAATTTTTTTTTGTAAAGTTTAGAAAGCACAAAGTCATCGCCCATAAAGCAAGAAAGAAGGTATTTGTTTATTAAATTATTATTTTCTTTTGGATTTAAACATTTATAATATTTTGAGAATAAATATACAATATTGTTAATATTTTGATAAGGAAAATGTATGCCTGAAAAGCCCTCAAAATAATCTGGTTCATATGGTGTAGGGTTATAACTTCCATTAAATATTTTAAAACCACTGCCAGAGCAAATAAAATTTCTTGGCGCAGAAATGGCAATGTGTTCTATATATGCCTTAGGATAGGTTATATCGTCGTCAATTATAAATAAATTTTCATTAATTTTCTTTGCCTTCATATATTCTATTGCCCCACTATATTTAGAAATAGGGCCATAATCATAAACCCAGTTAATTATAAATTTAGAATATTTTTTTAAAATTAATAATGATTGTTTATTTAATTTTATTTTTTGATTAAATCGTTTATATGTTTGACAAACATTAATCAAAACTAATGAGCAAGAAGAAGGTAATTCTTTATAAAAATTTGGGATAGAATATACAAAATTGTTAATTCTATTTGGTGTAGTTGCTAATGAAATAATCATAATATATCTATTCGGTTAATTTTTAAATTTAAAATAAACTCACTAATTATATAAAATGTCTGCCAATTTAAATATAACCTATCCAAAGGTCAGTATTTGTATGCCAACCTATAATAGAAATGAATTTTTGCCATTAATGATACAAAATTTAAAAGGGTTTGTTTATCCTGATAAATCACTTTTAGAATGGGTTATTGACGACGACGGCACTGAAAGATTATTTAAAAATGAAGCACATAAAAAAGAAGTAGAACAAGAAATTTATCCAATAACAATTAATTATTTATATAATAAAAATAAAAGAGGCATTGGTCAAAAAAGAAATGCTATGGTCAAGCAGGCCAACTATAAAACTATTGCCATGATGGATAGTGACGATTTATATTTGCCAAGTTATATACAATATAGTATAGAATTAATGAAAAAAAATCAATTAAGTTTAGTTGGTTCTAACCAAATGATATTCTGTTATCCTTTTGAGAATTTCGCCATGAGTGCCATAAGGTGCGAAGCAAAAAGACAAATTCACGAAGCAACAATGTGCTTTACAAAAAAACATTGGCAATCAATGGGTGGGTTTGCTAAGAATAGCCAAGGTGAAGGTGCCAAAATGGTTGATTTTAATGATAAAAAATGTGGTGTGAGCAGAATTGATTTATGTATGATATGTATTTGCCATAAACATAACACAATTAACAAAGATAAATTTTTAAAAGAAGATAATAGAATAACTGGTTCATTTAATCCAGAAATAAAAAAATTATAGAGGACATTTTTAACCTTGAGCCCCATGTTGATAATGGTGAGAAAGATTATGAGATTATAAATAAAAATTCTATCTAACACTTTCATCGCTTCGCTTTAATACTATTAATAACTTTAAAATTTTTTTTTAAGTAATCAACGCGTATTCTTTCCTCTTCTGTGGTTAATTCTGCCTTGTTATGGCAAGGATATTTTTTTATAATCCAAAAAGTATAATCATTATTAAATAATATAGGAAATGACGACCTGTAATTTCTATATTTTAAACTGCCATCGCCGTAAAAATGAGACCACCAACCTTTAAAATCTGCTATGTGCTGGTGCCTCCTTTTTGAGAATGGCTGTGTTGAGGAGCCAATATAAATCTCATTTGATTTATTACACTTTAATCCATAAATATATCCACGATTAAATTTACATATCATAATGTTTTATACTTATAGTCCTGTTATTTTTAAATACTAATCAAAATCAATAGTGAATTTGCCTTCTCTTTTTTTAAATATAGGTTGTTTATTTTTTTTTTCTTTTAATTTAAATTTTAATTCTTCTAATGTATAGGCGTTTAATTGTAATTTTATATGTTGTGCTGGTGGCAATGTTGTGTTAAATAAATATACAGCCCTACGGCAAGAAGGCATATCTCCACCTTGCTGCGCCAATAATTTTGCGTCAGCCATAATATCAGTTTTATCTCTATAAAAACTTCTTGTAAGATCTTGACCATTATTAACAAAGGCCATAACTTGCCTTGCCTTAACCATTAATAATTGTTTATCTTTTATTGATTTATAATCTTGTGCCTTTTCTGGTGGAGTTTTTAAATAATCAATTAAATCCTCAATGCCTTTTAATTCTAAAAGATTTTGCTCAAATTCTATATCCATATTGGTTAAAATCCATAAATCAAACTCCTCTAATAATTCTTGTTTGGTTAAAATATTATATTTAATTGGCAAATTTAAAAGTTGTATTATTTTTATTAAATGTTGTTTAGTGTGAGCCTTGTGAATAACTATGTTATGCTGGTCATTTTCCACATAAAAATTCATAAATAATATACAATATTGTAAATTATTTTAAAATATAAACTAATAAAAAAATGGCAAAAGAAAATGATAAACCCCTTTATAAACCCTTTCCTTCTAAAAGAGCTGGCAAAAAATTTAGTGTTTATGTAAAGGGTGCTAATGGCAATAAAAAATTAATTCACTTCGGCGCCAAAGGCATGGACGATTGGCGCAGTGGAACAGCAACAAAAGAACAAAGAAAAAGTTATAGGGCCAGAGCAGCAGGCATAAGAGATAAAAGTGGCAATTTAACATATAAAAATAAAAACACACCTAATTATTGGGCCTATCATTATTTATGGTGAATCCTCTTCACTTTCTTCACCACTGCTACTCCATGTTTCACTTTCTATTGATAACTCAGAGCAACTGCTTTCAGTATCACTTATATCTAAATCACTATCCTCTCCGTCACGCTCTCGCCCCTCTAATGCCAATTCTAAAACCTCCTTAACATAAAATAAGGGCACAGATTTAAGGGTATTATAAACTTCGTTGGCGTGCTCATTAATTTCGCCTTCGGCAAGAATTTTCTTTGGCATTGGATAAATTTATTAAATAAAAAAATTTTAAGTAGTTATTATTTTATAAAATATACAATTTTGTTAATTTTCTATTGGTTTAAATAGCATGCTAATAGGGCTTCTAACCTCTTAATCTTGTATGCCTGTTCTTTAATTATTAAATCTCTTTCTTCTAATTCACCCTGAAAATCCTCAATCTCCTCAATTGGCACTTGGTTAAATAAATTCTCCACAATATCACTTTCACTATCGCCACCACCACCCTCTGCTGGTTCTACAACCTCCTCTATTTCCTCCTTCGCCGCCAAAACCTTTTTCTTTGCTGGTTTCTTATGGTAAGAAGCACCAGTTGGTTCGGTTAAATATAAACCAAATTCATTTATTTCTTTAACACCTGCGCCAACCCAGGCTGTGTTGGTGCCGTCTTTATTAAGTGGGTTTTCGGCCCAAGCAGAATAATCCACGTGGTGATGGTTTTTGCCAAATTTAAATGTCGCCTTCACACATTCAGGATGTTGCTCTATTAAACTATCAAGTTTCTTTTGTATGCCGTCGCCCTTATAAATGCTGTCGGTGTTGCCACCTTTACAGGATTTAGTGGTTTGTTTATCAGCCAGAAAATTCTGGAATAACATATTTGCGCCACCAGATTTGAGCACACGTATTGACAAATCAGTATCCTCATTATATTTGCCCCTCCACCTTTCGGTTTTGAGGTCTTTATCTAAATCATTGCGGATTAAGATACAACTATAAATTCTTGTGTTTAGAATTACATTTGGTTTGTTTTGACAAACCTCAGGCACAAACGATTTGTATTGTAGGCCTGATAAATAAACATTATCATAATAATCTGTTTGGATTTCACATTGCCTCAAACATATTGGGCTTTTACACCTAATTCTTTTGTTATGATAAAAGCGATAGAAGCCGTCCATATTGTCGTCAAGAACCCAATGCTTCTCATGACCATTTTCCATAGAATGTTGCCACGCAAAGTTTCTTGCCGTTATAGAACCTTGCCCTAAATTATTTAATTCAGGAGGCATAACCAAATAATTGGTTTCATACTTTTCAGTTTCTTTGTAGAGTTTTTCCTCGCACTCCTCAATCAAAAGGTAAAACGGGCAACCCATTTCATTAAGGGCGTCAGCGGTTAGACGTCTTTCATAACGACCCTTTGATAGAACATATATAGGATACTTTGGAAGAACCTCCTCAATAGGAGCAGTGCTCAACCACTTTTGGTCGCCTGAGGCCTCAATCGCCTTATGAGGCAACCAAAATGACTTTATGGTCTTTTCAGGAATGTAATCAATTCCTGAACCCTCCGTAGAGGATATAATAGACCAGAATTTTTCCTCATTTTGCTCGGTGTTAAATACAACCATAATAAGTGCCCAGTCGTCAGGCGCCATAGCATATTCAGGAATACCCATAAACTTCACCGGGTAGTTGGCGGGGTCAGGTGTTTCGGTTTTGGGTTTAAATATGGAAACTCCGTCTTTTCTTTCAGGGAGAAAGAGCAGACCTTCGGTATCGGCAACCTTTAAATTAGCAACAAAGTCGTTTGCGTGCTTGGTTGTTGGAAACCGAATGCGAATAACCCCCTTTTTGGTATCATTAATCCTTTTGTCGGCTGGAATAAGAGCACCAGAGCCATAATAGAGGCAGTGCGACCATTTCTTGACGGGCTTTGGTGTAGGCATTTTATTTTAATTAATTAATTATTTTTAAATGCTTTTTTTTCCGCGGGCCGTTGTGGGTTTGTGAGTTGAGGAAACGAACCTACAGCTAGTCAAATTTGTTAAAAAGCCGTTCGGTTTATCATTGTATCAATGTATGGGATTTTCATACTGGTTGTCATAGACAAGTGATAGGGATTTTTCATATATACTTACAATCAACTTAACGGCGACCTGTTTAGGAATTTGATTTTTTGTTGGTTCAGTTCATTAAACAACAACACAACAACAACACCACGAACTGATTGTATAATCCTATTGGATTTTCATAGGGGTTGTGGTGATACAAGTGATAGGGGTTTCTCATATAATCCTACAATCAAAGAACGAACGACTCGTTAAGAAATTTGTATTTGTGTTGTTTCACTTCTCAAACACTCAAACAAACACCACCTACTGAAATTGGATATCAACCGCCTTAAATCCCTTTCGTTCGTCCTTGTCAATCACCCTGACGCAGGGTTTGATATTCAGGTGGTGTTTGAGAAGATTGTGAAAGCGGCCGCCTCAAAGTATCCGTTGGGTCGTTTGATTGGAGAACACAACGGAATCACTGAACCCACAATCCGTGAGGTTGGAGGGTTGTTCTCAATCCCTGCGGTCAAGGAGAACTTCTCTGTTGAGAAATGTGGAATTTTCATGGGTATCCAAGACCCAGATTTTCCTGATCCCAGAGTGTCTCCCGTTATGAAAAAGAACCGGGTCGCGGTGAATGGGTTGGACGTTTCGGGGTGTGGTGTTGCGGTGTTTCAGTTTGACACCCACAACCTGAAATCAATGTGTCCTCTGGGTTCGTTGAGTTGGGTTCCGTTCATAAATGGACGTGATATCCTTAGAAATCACCCAAGAGTGTCAAAACACGGTCCCAACATTGAGAGGTTTGGAAATGAAACAACCTACCTCAACGAAATTCACACAGGAGGAATTAACTCCTCCAATTTCACCCCTGAAAAGTGTGAAAATGATTTCATGAAGGCCCGTCGCACCTCCTTCATGAACGCGGTGTCAAGAACATTTGGACACTACCACGGACACCCATTGAGATACCGCAACACTCCACAAGGAGGAGGAACAGGATTACCCTCAACCTCAAAGAACCGGTTGATTGGAACAATCAAAAAGGAGGAGAAATTGTTCTGGTATGCCGCCTGGTTCGTTATGAAAACCAAAAGTCCTAACGGCGTCCTGGACACAACACCCTATAAGGGAATATCTCACAAGACCTTCTCCTGTTCTCCTGATAAGGGGTTTGATTGTCGCAGTGAGGAAATTTACTATTAGATTTAGAACTATACTTAACACATTATCCATTTATACTTTCTCCATTAGTTAGACCCCTTTTTTTTATTAAATAATATACAAAATTGTTTATATAGTCCTTATAAATGTTTCATATATTTAAAAAAAATAAGTATAAAACCATTTAAAAGTTGATTAATATTATAATTTGTGAATAAATGCCAGCCCCTGTTATGAGTGAAAGTGCCTACTGGGGAATGGTTTGGAAGACAAATGCTACAAAAAAGGAAATTGTTGCTTTACATTCATTTATTATAAGTTTAATTGAGGAGGGAAAATTGGCAGAAGAGGATTGTGAAAAATATAAGGAAATTTTAGAAATTCAGGAGAAGGCCGAACACGAAAGATTAAAGGCCAAAATGAAAAGAATTGGTTTAAAACATAGTTAATTTATAAACAAAATTGTATATTACTTTTTTTTAGTTTGCTCCATTATTTCTTCTAATATATTTGATACCGCTGGTTGGTTTCTTTCTATTTTATAAATAACAGCACTATTTAAATCACATTCAGCATATGTTTGGTCTGGATAGTGAATTGAGGTTGTAATGCTCGTTATAGTTCTTCTTTCGGTGGCGGTGAATTCTAAAATATTTTCACCACTGCTAAAATAATAATCACCATAGCCATTTATTTTATTTATTACTGCCACAACTGGCAATGCCTGGCCACTATCTTGGCCACCTAAATAATGAGATCTATCTACTAAATCACTTCTTATACAAAAATAAGGTTGTATCATTTTTTTAGGTTGGTTGCTAGCAACCAATTTTATAGAATTTTGCTCTTCTGTTATGGGTGGATAATTTTGTATCAAAAAGTTTGGCCTTGTGCCAAATGAAACATTAACATCGCTAGCATTATTATCAGCACCATACCAGGCAACAACACCTGGCACTTGTTGATTATAAACTGGCACACCCCATTCATTAGTTATATATTCTATGCTTTGGCCACTTGTTATATCAGCATTGGTTGTGGCAAAACCTAATGCCTTAACATTCTGCTCACTTATTCTTTTGTTAAAAGCATTATTTGCTGTTAGGTTAGAATTAAATTGGTTATATGTAAAACCTAAAATGCCCCACATAGAATCCTGCCAGTTGGTCTCATTCACACCAAAATCTTTTATAAAAATTGCTGATTTGCTATCAATAATAGAATATTGGTCAAAGTTTGGGTTCATGAGTGCCAGATTATATTCTGTTGCCCCACTGGCAGATAATACATAATTTGCTGTAAATGGCAACATTGCTGTTGTCCAGTTATTATTGCCAATTCTTTTATTTATTTTATAAACTTTTTTGTCAGCATCAGGATTTATAGGTATTGATATTGTTTCACTGCCAGAAGGTGTTGAGCCTGCCCTATAATCATTGCCTATATATTCTGGTGTATGTAGTTGAGATATATTAAATCTGCCAGTCACATTATCAAAATTAAATAATGGCTCATTTGCTCCTAAATATACTTTTTTAATTTGCTCTGTATATGGCGCAGGCGAAACATTACCGCCAGTGCTCCATACTGAATTAACACCATTAATCCATAAATTTTCATAATCAGGTGATAGATTACTAACATTTGAGCTACTATTTCCTAAATATGGTTTATCTACATAGCCATCGCACAAACCAACTACACAAGTGCCATAGGCGGTCCAATGCTCGTCCCAACCTAATAATGTATTTGAGCTAATTGTTGAGCCATTTGGATTGGCCCCGTCGTGGCTACCTGCCGAAGCATTTCTGTTAAAATATTCTAATGGTGGCTGAAACCCACCAATATCACCAACATATAATCTAATATATTCTTGACTTGTGCCAGCAGGTGTATATCTGCCAGCAAAACCATATGTTAAGGTTGAGGCATTCTCACCATTATTAACATTACTGCCACTTTGGCTGGCATTTGTATCATAATAAAAAAATAATGGCAAACTGATATAATTACTCTCACCATAATTTATTGAGGCTCCACTACCATTTATATCGTCAGTGCCAAGTGCGCCAAAACCACTTATATCAGCACCATTAACTCTATTTCTATATGGATTAATATGTAAATATCTATTTGTATCTACTGATATAATGCCCCTTGTGCCACTGCCAGACCAATGCTGAGCCCCATTGCCATAATCATTATATGGAGCATAAAATAATTCAGGATAATTTGCTTGTGCCTCAAAAAGTTCTTTTAAATTTAATAAATTTTCTTCGTTATAAAAAATAGAAGTTGGGATATAATCAGGGCCAAGCCCGCCATTATCGTCAATTGATATTGTGCCTCTAACATATGCCTGCTGACCAGATCCACTGCCTTGATTTGTATCACCAGTTAATTTGGCATTAAAACCTTTGCCAATATTATATAAATCTGGTCTTTTAACACCTATAAATTGTAAGGCACCTAACCAATCAACCACACTTTGAGGTGGCAAAACATTAAATGAACTGGCATTCCACTGCTCATAATTTAAATTATTCATATCATAGGCATTCATAGCATTAAATATTTTATAAGTATTGCTTTCTATATAACCTGATATAGCCTTGGACGGAGTAAAGTTTGGTTCATGAAGGGTTCTATCATAATAAATTTTTTTAAATTCACCAGTTCTTCGCAATTGATTTGTTATATCTTCGGCTACATTTGAGGGTGAATTTCTGCCAATGCCTATTTCTAAATCTAATCTTTCTCTATATTCTAAATATTGGACTCTGCTTGGTTCTGTTGCCCAATAATCAATTGGCGCATATTCAGTGCTAGCATTATCCACAGCAATAATTTCGGCACCTGTTGGCACTGAAATATTATTTTTCATAGTTAAAACACCTGACGAAGCATTATAGGCAGTTATAAAATTATTTTCCTCTAAAACACCATTTACTTTAATCATAGAGCCAATAGCAAAATCACCAAGAATACTTGTTAATGTTAATTGGACTGCTGATAAATCGGCACCTATGGCCTTGCCAGGATAAGAGCGGGCATAAAATACTGGATTAACAAAAATTGTATAGCTTGAGCCGTCATTGCGGAGTTTAAAAAAATCTTGATTTGCTCTATTGCTGGCATTAAATTGGTCTTGATATGTGTTTGGTGAATAATAATAATCACAATCAGCATAATAAAATGTTCTGCTGGCCCTAACAAAATAAGGCACCTGATGCCAGGGCAATCCACCCATAGATCCATAAGTGCCTCCTGATAATGTATTGCTAACATTTGAGCCTAAATGAGGACTGGTTTCTTGGGCATTCCATATTTGCCTTTGGATTTCTGTTGTGCTCCCATTTATAATACTTTCTAAACAAGTAAATTTTCTTGGCATTTGGATATAATTCTCACCATTCATGGCCTTTTGATAACCAATAACAATTGAGGCTTTATTATCATATAATGGCACTGAATCCGTTGTTTCAGTATATTCTATTTTTTCATAACCGGCAGGAATTAAATCACTGGCATTTGTATCACTTCTGGTTAAATATGTTATTGAGGCATTGGCATTTAATGATTTGCCATTAAATTCTATAATTTGGTCGCCTGCGCCAACTTCATTAACAAATGCTTGCTCAACCTGAATTCTGTCGCCTGGATTAATTGTAATGCCAGTGCCTAATTTATTGTGCCACATTGCTGGATTTTCATTATTGCCAGTTTTAGCCTCTTCACTATTAACTCTATTACATTCTAAAATTGATAGATTTACAAAAGAATTCATATACAATAATGTATATTTTTATTAAAAAAAAAGATTATAAAATTTAGGCATAATAACAATCAAAAATGCCATTCTTTAATGTAGCAGTGCGAAGTAGCTCAATCCAAGTGCGTTGGGTGTAGTTGAGTGCTCCACCAAGATCTGGCAATTCACTATATAAGGTCTCTAACTCAATGCCACGGCTATTAATTCTTTCATTTTTATTTAATCTGTGTGCTTGATAGAAAAATTTGCCTCTTAAAAATAAATTCGGTTGGTGACCATTATATTTCTGGACACTTAAACCACCACCGGCAGTGCCACCACCTTCACTATTAAATTCGTCTCTGGATATGTGTGGCACAAGGCTCTCAGTTTGGACGATATCATGAAACAAAATAGCAGGATTGGTTCTGTCAATTGGATATAAATATTCGTCGTTGTATCGCACGTTAGTTGTGAGAATTTGGTTATTGCCACTAGCATTAATGCCTGGATCTTGTGAAGAATAAACATTGAGAAGATTGTCCTGGCCTTGGTTATCATTAGCCATAGCAGTAAATAATTTATTTACAATACGGCCAGCACCACCAACATTAATAATTTGTTGAGTTTGTGCTACTGCGCCAGATCCATTGTAGGTTCTCTTGGTTAATCTATAATCAACATAATTAAAATTCATTTCAGCATTAGCACTGGCATATTGTGCCATGATATCTCCGTCAAAGGTTAAATAATCAGCAATTAATTTAACACTACCCTGCTTGATATTAAATGACTGAACTGCGCCACTTACACCTTGGCGACATACTCTGCGGTTATCACCCTTCGGTGCGAATACTAAATTAATGCTTACTTGTTCAGCCATCATATATAGCGGTAGCTGGTTAAATCTTAAAAAGGGGAAAAGGTCTGCTAGAGCAACCTGAAGTTCTGGTTCATTTCTAACAAGTAAATTATCTCTGGGCACCACGCCGTCAGTGATAAGGGTGGCACTGGCAGAAGTGGAGGAGGTTGGCACAAACATTTCACTGGCATTGGTTATGGTTTCATATGGGAAAGTGCCATTATCAATGCCATAAGAGGAGGCATTATAATCATTATTATAAACAAAATTGTGGTTTAGAATGCGGCCACTGAGGACAGCCTCTCTTTCTTTATTAATTTGGTTATCAATAAACATAGATTTATAGCCCATAAAATGGTTAAAATCCTCAATCTCGCATATTGTTTTGCCACCAATCATTAGCGAGGCTCTGTCAATCAAGCTATGAATGCCGACACCAACTGGAAAAGTCATATTGGCATTGGCCCCACCAATAGCATTGGTTGTGGCACTGGCACTCTCAACCTGAAATGAAATTCTACTTAATGAATGTAAAAAACCTATATTTTGTAGAGTAATTCGGCAAGTGTTCTGGTCAAATACAACTGGATCAGTTATGATAGTTTGGACGTCCTGGGCCATTTCTGTTTGGATTGCGCCTACACGCATAAGATCTGGAACTTGTGCTGACATATTTTATAAGTTAAACATAAAAAATTATCAAAAATAAATTTAAAAAAATATACAAAATTGTTAATTCTTTAATTTAGAACCTGAAGCCCGTTGGCATTAAAAATTAATGTGTTTTTATTTCTAACAAACAAAAAGATTGTTTGAGGGTGGTCAGTGGTTAAACCAAGCTCCATTTGGATACCTAAATTAACACTGCTGAAATCTACACCTTGATTACTAATATTATCAAAGGCAGTGCCAACGGCAAACATAGTGCCAGCATCAGCCTGATATTTGTCGTCACCATCAGCACCTATATCACGAGTAAATGTAATGGGTGAGAATTGAGTGTTCTTAACATCGGCACATGGCATAAATGCGCCAATAACATTTCTAATAACCTGAGGATCCTCAACCTGATATGGCACAGCTAGGGCTAAATCTTTAACATTGGTGTCAATATTAAATTGATAAGGATATTTAACACCGCCACGCGTCCAAACCAACTGGTTAAGGCGAGCAACCGAACCATCACTATTGGTGAATGGCAGACAAGCAAAACCATTAGCCCTTGTATTGTTGAGGTCTTGGCTGGGAATAACATTAAAAAATGCGCCGAGTGCCTTGCTTACGCCAAGGTTAAAATTAACAATTGCGTTTGTGCTATTGACGCTGGTGTAATAAGAGCTAATAGAGTTGTATTCTAATGAGCCTTGGTTTTGGTTTGCCAAAGAGGCAAGAACGTCAGCAGAAGGATTTACAACCTCACAAATTAAATTCATATTGCTAAGTTGATAAAATACATTGCTGAGAGTTGTTCCGTCATTTGAGCCAAATACTTGGCTATCATTTTCTAATGTAATTTCTAACAATAAACCGCCAGTGCCCCAGCCATTGGCAGACAATGGGATTGGTTCTCTGCTATTTAATAAACCAGAGGGCAAATGAAGGCAGAAAGAAGAGCCTTTAAATTGAGTGCCAGTGCCATTGCCAGAACCATTTACATTATTTACTAAACCAAGTCTTTCACATTCGGCATTTGGGATTGAGCATTGAGATTTATTCATATGACCAATGCCCTCTTGCTTTGAGGATAGAACCGGCAGATAACTGGCCAAGAAACGGCCATAATGACGAATATGCTCTATCTGTTGCTTAGATCTTTGGCTGAAAATAGCAACCTCACTAATTACAGAATAAACACCTAACTTTGGATCCATAGCAGCAGTGCTAGCATTAACAGGAGGCCTGGCAGCAGCACCTACACCTTCTAAAATCTCAATATTACCAGTAAATCTTAATGAATTGCCAATTAAATATTTATCTTGTTCGCCAATTATAAACTGAATAACTGGATTGCCATTCTTAAAACTAACAACACCAGTGCTAATAATATTACTGGGCTGGATTTGTAAATGCTCTAATCTTCCGTCCATTTTTATTATTAGCAAGAATTAATTTTAAAAGAAAATTTTTAAAAATATACAATTTTATATATTTTTTTAATTAAACCTCAATAGAAATATTTTCACCTTGGATATTCATTCGGCGAATATGAAAGACAAAATTATTCCATAATTTAGGTTTGGTGGGAGCAACGGACTCTTGATAATTGACCTGAAGGTTAAAATCTTTATTTCTGGCGTCATAAACATTATTCTTGCCAATAGCAACTGCTCTGCCAATCATGAAATTTTCACTATATTTAGCCATAGAATGGGTTTCTATTCCTGCCGCAGTTAATGCCTTGTCAAGCTCAATTAATCCCTGAGCACTGATTGAGGTTTGGGTTGAGGTTCTGGTTAAATCAACACGGCGAGAGGGCTGAAGTCGGCCGTCATAAAACCATGAATAATTGGTGATATTATCACTAATGCCAACAAGGTTTGAGCGACCAGAGAAACTGAAATAATCTCGGTTGTAATTTGGCGCATATTGATAAGTAGAATTGCCAGAAAGGGCATTGCCACCAATAAGATTATCCTTGAGGTCATAAACGGTTGCGTCAGTTGGCACAGATATAATTGATTTCATGCGAGCATTATTTAGAGGGAGCCTAATGTTGGCCACTCTATCACTTACAAGTTGAGAATATTTATAATTCGTGCAGGATAAAAAGTCATATGTAATTACACCACCTTCATTCATTTTAGCCATCATGCCTTGCTCGTATCTTTGGTCGGCTGTAATCTGCTGACAAACCATTTCTACATTGCTGATTGTATAAGAAGCATTAAATGGCACAGTTAATGGCTCAATTGTATCGTCATGAACAATCCAATCACCAGCAGTGGTTATTGTGGCCCCTGTGGCATTTGTGACGGAGGCAGATAATGTATATTTAATTAAACCACTATCAGTCTCAATTCTGGCAATTTGTGGATAGGCCTTGGTTGTAGAGCCAGACACGGTGAATGAAGCACTTGTGCCATCACTGGTTTTATAAAAATTAATATATTCACCAACAACAAATGGAGAGCGGGCAGCAGAAGTTTGGTTGTTTGCCTCATAAGTATAGAAATGACCAATATCACTGCCATTTGCTAAGGATCCAGAAGTGGAGGCATTTGTGCTGAAAAATACTGGATTTAATGTAGTGCGCCTATCTAATAATACACTATCAAGCATTCTAAAAACCTTTCTATCCTCCTCTAATGTTATGGATAAATGAAGACCATTTGTTAGCATTGTGGGGAAAATAGCATCGTTTTGGAAAATGCCTGTGTGAAGAGGCAGACAAACCTTGGCTGTGCGCATATTATCAGCATTGGAGAAGCTGGTGGTTGCTGGATCGCTGGCATCGTTTGAGAAATAAGGATTATTTACAAATTGATTACACATAGATTTACTTGTGCCACGAGTGCCACGGCATTCAGGAACTTCGGCAACCTGTGCTCCTTCTAACATTGCCCTTTTATTCTTTAAACTATCATTGGTTTCATAATCATATTTCATGGCAACTAAAACATTATAATCTAAATATTCTTCTAACAATTGATTTTTATTTCCGTCATAGATCCTCAAATCTTTAATAAGGCACTGAGCACCAGTTTCTCCGTCCAACATAGTTCTAATGCGGCCCTTATCGCCAGACTCGTCGTTGGCAAGTAGCACGTCAAACTGGAGATAGCATTCTTTTGGATTTATAAATTTAGTGCCAGCAGGAATATTTAATTCTATTGTTTGGGTGGAGGTATAGCTAAGGCCATTCTCACTTGGGATTGATACGGATTGCTGAAGGACAGGCAATTTATCGTCGGCTACGAAATAAGACATTTATTTATATTTTATAAAAAAAAATTAAAAATTAATTTTAATTAACAATTTTGTATATTTTTAAAATGCTCCTGTGCCTTGGATAGCACCTTGGCTATCTGCTTTGCCAGCATATTGACCTTGTAGTGAAGAACTTTGATATGCCAATGTCTGGTCCATTGTCGGTTTTTGAGCCGTTTGAGCCTCGGCACTTGATACACTTGATTTATCACTTTTTTCTTTTGTTATATCGTCAATAACACCACCAATTAAACTGGTGGCCCCAGCAACAGCACCTATTACTTGTAATGGCACACCAACAACTGCGCCGACGCCAGTTAAATCTAATCCTGCTCCTGCGGCTTCTAAACCGGCAGTGACACCACCACCAATTAATGGGGCTGCTTCGGCCGCACCAGAAACCACACCAGCAGCATTACTTAATTTGCCCCACCCATTATCTCCTTGTAATCCTTTATGCCTTATATCCTGAACCAAATCGTATGTGCCTGAGGCGATATTGGCACCCTTTAAAAAATTATCAAAACGACTTGAGGTTTTGGCAACACTTGATAAACCACTTACAATGCCACCTGCCTGGCTCTCAACTTTACCAGCATCAGCAACCATATCTGCTACACGAACATCGCCATCAGCACCCGGTGGTGGCCCTTGTGCCGTAAATGCTGCTCTTCTTGATAATTGTTCTGCGCTTGGCTCACCTTCTGTTAATGCTGCCAATCTACTTCTGGATCTCTGTGCCAATTGTTGAGGATTTAAATTAAATTCATTTGGCCTATAACCTAATATATTTCCGTCGCCAGTGTTTGAGTTCTCAACTGCTCTCGGCAACTCAACATCGCCTAATTGACCCCTTGCCTGCCGAGCATCAATTCTTTCGCCAAATTGCTGGACTGCGCTTATACCCTCACCTGCCGAAGGTGTAAATGTTTGCTTTGGCGCAAAAAATGGTGTATCAGGCAAGGCACCTGCTGGCAATCTTCCTCTGCCTACTGATTTAATCATATCACTTACAGGAATTGAGCCACGGCTGGCACTCTGGACTGCCTCGGCTGCTTTATTTACTTTGCCTAATACGGCATTGCCTTTCTTAAAACCATCGGTAATATGTTTAATATCATTTGCCATAATTAAACCCTCACCGGCTTCTTTACTTCTATCAACTGCTTCGTCCTGATCCAGTGTTTGTTTTGCTCCATTAACATTATTTATAATGCCTTGCTTCTCCTCCTTATAATCTTTTTTAGCAAGCATATTTCTTGTCATAATGTTTCTATTTATTTCAGCAATTCTATCATTCATAATCGCCCCCATGGCTGGGGTTCGTGATAATCCAAGAGCATCCGTCATTTATTATTATCAACATTATTTAACTCCTCAATTTTTTTAAGTTCTTCGCTTTGAGAACCTTCATTGCCAGATACTATATCAACACCCTTGGCGACAAGCGTCTCAAAATTTCTGTATGCCAAAGGTGGATTTTCTGCCAGATTTAAAAACATAAAATTATATCTTTCAGGGCAACATATCTTATATATTTTCTTTATATTTTCATAACCACCAAAACTATCCCCATATTCCTCAAATACTTTATCTAACTCTTGCTGGTTTGGAAACGGACTGCCAACAATCACAGCTGTAGCATTGGTTCTTATAACTGGTGAAACATGCCTAAATTTTTGTGAGCTAATCATAAGTAATTTAATATTGTAATGCCTAAAACGACTGGCCAAATGATTAACCTTTGCTTCACGCCTAATTGTGCCAAGGCAATCGTCAAGGCAAATTGATATAGGTGGCATTAATTTTTTTTCTTTAAAATTCTTTTGGTGATCTATAATATCCTGAATTACTTGGTCGCTATAGCCATCATAACAATCAAAGGCCTTTAATAAAAATCTGCTTGTATCGTCATTATGAATTGTTGGGCTCAATATATGAACACTATCAAAATAATCTTGGCCGTAAAAATTATCATTTAAATATAGGTTTGATATAATAGTGCTCTTGCCAGTCCTAATTGGACTACATAACAACATTAAACAAGGTGGCTTTGGCAAATTTGGGTGAAGTGGCTTCTCTGGTGGCAAATCGTCCCTATCATTAACAGGCAAAATTGTAGGTGTTTCTTTTTCCTCGGTCATTTGTATAAATTAAATATATTATTTTGTAGATTTTTTTTACAAAATAAAAATATTTTTATAGAAAAAGCAATGGATAGAATGCCTGATATAACGATGCCAGAAGTAGAAAAGAGCGAACTTGACGATGTGCCGGAGGAGGTAAAAGAAGAATTGGCCGAAATGGCAACGGAAGATTTAGAAGTAGAACAAGAAGACACTGAGGCGCAGGAAATGCCAAAACCTAAAATAGATAATAATGAGGTTTTTAGGAGAACAACTAAGGCTAGCAAAGAAGAACAACCATTAAAAGTTATAGGTGTTAAAAAACCAAAAAAACCACTTAGTGAAGAACACTTAGCCAGATTAGCAAAGGGTAGAGCCACGGCTCTTGCCAATCGTAGAGCAAAGGCAAAAGAAAGGGAAGAGAAAAAGGCACAAAAAAAGGCAATGCGTGAGGCAAGCCCTGAGCCTGTGTTAAAAAGTGTTGAGCCAGAACAAATAAATAATCAACCTAAAATTGTTGAGAGGGTTATAGAAAAGGGACCAACACAGGAAGATATTGAGAGTTTAGTAGCAAAGGCAAGTCAAAAGGCAGTAGAAAATTATGAATTTTTAAGAAAAGAAAGAAAGGCAAAAAAGGCACAGGCACAAAAGGAGGAAAAAGAAAGGCAAAATATTAGGCAAACAATCCAACGTGCTACAACTGCTGGCATTGACCCAAATAATCCATGGGCAAATTGTTATTAAAAAAAAAATATACAATAAAGTAAAATGAAAGCAAAAGATTTAAATGATTTATTTAAGAAACATAAGGCAGTATTAAATGTGCCACCTGGTTTTGGCAGAATGTCAAATGCTGAAAAGATTAAAAAGTTTGACTCGCTGGCGAGAGGAAAATCACCTGGTTTGGCAGGTTTTAAGAAAGATTATGCTGATTTAAAAGCACAATCAAAAGGAACAATCCCAAGAAGTTATGGTGGAAAAGGTGGAAAAGGAGCAAGCACTGCCACAGGCAAACAAATTAAAACATATGCGAAAAAACCAACATTTAATAAGGGTCAGGGAAAACCACCAGTGCCACCACCACCAAGACCAAAGAAACCCAAACCAGAAGAAAAAAAGACCCGCAGAGAAAAATTTGACGACGAAATGGCAAAATATGTTAAGAAGCCTAAAAAGAAGGTTGAGAAAGGAAAAGAAAGAGAGGCAGCAATTAAAAGGGCTACTAATCCAAGACCACCAACATTTTTAAAACGACAGCAGAGATTAGGTTCTCAAAAAGGTTTTAAGAGAGTAGAACCAAAAAAATCAAGAGAACTTGACAAAACGGTTGATTACAAAGATAAAAAAGGCCCAATTCAGTTAGGCAATTATAGAAAGGGTTATAGCAAAGAGGGCAGAAAAATAGACGCACCAAGCGAAAAAGCACTTGTAAAGAATTATGAAGAGCATCAGGATGTGCCTAAGGGTTCATTAATGCTCAAAACTAATTACGACCAAGGCCCTTATTATTATCCTGATGGCACATTAGTTGGTCCTAATGAAGTTGGTTTCGGTCCCTCTATTGGTTTTAATTTTCAGCCAGCCCACAAGCAAATACCACATAAAGAACGTCCTGGACGTGCTAAAATATATACAAGAGATATTAAAGTGGTTAAAAAGAAGGTTGAGAAAGGAAAAGAAAGAGAGGCAGCAATTAAAAGGGCTACTAATCCAAGAC